CTATTCCTCCGGGCAGACGACGTGCACGTAGACCGTGATGCCGCCCGCCGAGGACGACGTCTTGTCGTGGCTCGTGTACTCCTCGCCGGGCTGGATGAGATGCCCGCAGCGCTCACACCACTTCACTGGCTTCCTCCCTGCCGGCTGAATCCGAAGGTGACGGCGCATCCCGGGCAGGCGTACACCTCGACGCTCAGGTCGACCGATCCCACGCGGCCCTCCGTGCGGCCCACGGACACGGCGCCCTTGCCGAGCCGGGCGCTGCAGAACACGCACGCCCAGCCCGAGTACTGCGCCCGGCTGAGCTCGGTCGCGGCCGGCACGTGTGCGCTCACCGCTCGGCCCCTATCTGAGCCCACAGCCCGCACTCGTCGGTCGTGAGACCGGAGAGCTGCGCCAGGGCCTGGACGAGTTCCCGGCCGGGTCCGTGGCTGTGGAGGATCGGCAGCGGGTCGGGTCCGTGCGCGGTGATGCGGATGCGCGTCCCGGCCGTGGAGAGCGTCATCTCAACGACCGGGGCGCCCGAGCCGAGGACGGCGACATACAGCTCGTTCGCGATGAGCGGGGCGTCGGGGTGCTTGACGCGGCCAGCGGTCCACAGACGGACGTGACTCGCCTCGATGGGCTCCGCCTTGAAGGCCTTGCGCCACGTATGACCCGACTCGGGCATAGCTGTCCCCCGGAGACAGACGATATCTGAATACGGATACTTGCTTTGTGTATTCAGATTGTCGCTGGGATTGGCGCTGGTCAAGTGGAACGGGAGAGTATGTGTATTCAGATTGACGTGATCAGTGGAAGCGGGAGCATCGCTGTGGCACAGCCCGAGTACATGCGGATCGCCGCTGACCTGCGGCACCGCATCACGTCCGGCGAATACGAACCCGGCGACCGCATCCCGACACTCCCCGAACTGTGCGAGCGCTACGGCGTCTCAGAGATCACCGTGCGGAACGCGCTGCAGCTGCTGCGCAACGAGGGCCTCGTCGAGTCGCGGGCCCGGGCGGGCACCGTCGTCCGTAAGCGCCCGGCCATCCACCGGATGCCGGCCGACCGGTACCGGCAGACGCCCGGGGCCAGGGCGACGGCGTTCACACGGGATCAGGGCATCGCCTGGTCCGAGTACCGGCTCGACAAGCGGTTCGAACGCGTCCAGGCGGACGCCGGGCTGGCGGCCCTCTTCGAGTGCGAGGTGGGCGAGCGGCTGCTGGCCCGGCACTTCGTGTTCTACGACAACGACCAGCCGACCCAGATGTCGACCAGCTACGTGCGGTGGGCCGACGTCGCAGACACCCCGGTCGCCGACCCGATCAACGAGCCCTGGCCGGGCGGCACCCGCGCGCAGATGGCATCCCTGGGCATCCGCATCACCGCGGTCACAGAGTCGTTCACCGCGGGCATGCCCACCGAACTGGAGGCGGCGACGCTCCGCATCGGCTCCGGTGTGCCCGTGCTGCGGTACACGCGGAAGCACATCTCGGATACGGGCCGGGTCGTCGAGGTCGCGCATCCGATCGTGCGCCGCGGCGACACCACCATCGTCGACTTCCGTATCGACCTCGAGGACTGAGGGGTACTCACAATCTGAGTACCCCTGGGCATGGCGAAACGCCCCCTGCACGGCCGCGTGGACCGTGCAGGGGGCGTCGTGTTCAGCGCATCAGGAACTGGGCGATGACTCCGCCTGCCGCGCCAATGACTGCGGCAGCGCCGGAAGCGCGCCATAGGGCGTGTTCGAGAGAGCGGATGCGGGACTCGTGGTCGGCGACGTCCTTACCGACCTCGGTGAGGCCCTGGCCGATGGTGTCGAGCTTGGTCTCTACCCGGGTCACGCCATCGCTCAGGGATCTCAACTCCTGGTACATCTGCGCCGAGCTGATGTAGACGCCCGACGGCTCCGGGACAGCGGCCGTCACTGACGGCTCGCCGTGTCATCGGTGCGCAGCCAGGCCGGAAGCAGCAGCTGCACGGCAGGCAGCGCCATCACGCGGGCCAGGCCGCCCGCGACGGCGAGCGCCGCGGCCACCCACGGCAGGGAGGCCGGGACGCCGGACGCGTCGACGATCCCGGGCAGGACCACGGCGACACCGACCGTGGTCTGCAGGACCGTGCGCACCGTGCGCTTGGTGGAGTCCTTCATGGTTCAGGCCTCCCTGGTGAGCGCGGTGGTGAGCTTGGCTACTTCGGCGCGCAGGTCGGCGACTTCCTGCCGGAGCGCGTCGACGCCTTCGTGTGCGGCGCGGGAGTGCCCGTAGGTGGAGCCGAGCGCGGTGTTGACGGCGATCTTTTTGTCGGCGAGGCCCTTGTCGTCGGGCCACGTCTGGGGCAGCCAGTCGCCGAGGGTCACGGTGTCGTTCAGCTGCATGTCGGTCTCCTTCGCCGGGGACGTCGTGGAAGTGGTGGCGCCGGGGCTCCAGCCGGCGGGGTGCTTCAACCGCTCGCCCACATCGGCGCGCAGCTGCTGCATGGTGAACGTGAAGCGGCCGCGGTTCCCGTAGCCCTCGACGGGCCCGCGCGGGTCGACCTTGCCCTCGACGGACGTCTCGAGGTGCCCGGCGACCGAGCCCGCACCCCAGTCGTGGTGGCGGCAGATCGCCGCGTTGTAGCGGACCAGCGCGTCGTACTGCGCCTTGGTGTACAGGTCCTTGTTGTCGCCGAGGTTCTCGACCTCGATGCCGTAGAACACGTCGTTGCCGTCGACCGTGCCGGACGCCCTGGACGGCTTCGGCAGGGACTTCTCGGCGACGATCGCGTCGTACACGTTGCGGGCGGCCAGGCCTGCATGGTTGGCGCGGTGGCAGGAGACGAGCGTGACAGTGCCGTTCTTCGCCAGGTGCGAGTGGGCGAGCGGTGCGGGCAGGTCCGGCCGGCCCCCGACGGCCACCGTCTTCAGCGAGTCGGTGCCAGCGGTGTGATGGTTGAGGACGCCGTGCACCGGGCCGAACGGCTTGCCGGTGGCGGCGTCCCGGCCGCGGGTGGTCCAGCCGCTGTACTCGACGATGTGGACGCCCTCGGCCCGCAGGGCGGCACGCCACTGGGTAGGAGTCATCGGGGTAGCCATGCAGTCTCCAGGCATGAGAAAAGCCCCGGCCGGTCGGCGCGGGACGGGGGCGGCGTCAGTCGTTCCCGCTGATCCACATTGCGGTGAAGCGGAGATTGGTGCCGCTGGCCCACCCGCTGTTGCCCGATACGGACCTCAGCACCACTCCGCCGATGGTGCTGATCGTCGCCTCGCCGTCGACCGACCCGTTACCGCAGATGCAATTGATCGTCTCCGGCGGACGCCACCCGACAGGCAAGGTGCAGACCGTCGTGTCCGGCGAGATATTGCCCGAGTCAGACGCCGTCTGCGCGATGTCAGCGCCGGTGCGGGTCACGAACATCTGCACAGAGGTGATGCCGTTGACCTTCCGCCCCGAGAACGAACTGACACTGAAGCCGGAAGCAGCAGTCAGCCCAGACACCGTCGAGGCGTCCAAGCTGTTGTCGTTGAGCCGGTCCGCGCTGATCAGCATGCCGGCGAGCCATACGGTCATCGGTCCTCCTACATCGCCACATAGACGGGGCTGGCAAGACTGATGGCCTGGCCGGACGGGTGGGACTTGGTGACGCCGTTGATGGAACGGGTCACGGTGAATGTCTGACTGGTCGTGGTCCCGGTGCAGGCGGTCACCCGCATGACCTCCCCGCCCGTGCGCACGTCGAATGGGAACTCCGTGGGGTAGGTCGCCGAGTCAATCCAGCGGGCCAGCCCCGTCGTCAGCACATCCACACTGGTCTCCGTCGAGTCCAGAGCCTCCGCCAACTGGCAGCCCCCTGTGTCCGCGCGCCCGTAGGTGTCGGAGCCGACCACGCCGGCGTTCCACGGCTCGCCGGGCACGCAGTTGAACGTGATCGCCCAGGCGCCCGGGCCCGCGGTCTCGGTGTAGCCGGCCACCAGCACGTCGACGTCGTCCGGGCCGTGGTCGGCGGGCAGGTCCGTGAGGCGGATCTTGTCGCCGACGTCGACGCGCAGGATGTCGCCGATGAGGGCGTACACCCGCTCGTTGGCCAGGTTCAGCGTGAGTTTGGCGTACCGCACCCCGGCGTAGGTGCCCAGGTGCAGCCGCATCCCGGCGACCTGGGCGGCCTGGGCGTCCGTGTAGAGGCTGTACGTGTACGAGGTGTCGTAGCGGCCGACCCCGCCCTGCTCGGGGTCCAGGACGGACAGGGCGCCCGTCTCCAGCACCGAGCGGGCGGGCACGGACCCGAACTCCCTGGTGACGCTGACATCGTTCTCGGTGAGCTTGTCGTCGTCGAGGGGCGCGAACGGCGGCGAGACGAGCCCTGCCGAGAAGTCCAGCGTGAGCACCGGGGACTGGTTCCACAGCGTGGAGCCCCCGATGTGGATGACCTCGGCGGCGTCCCTGCGCTCCAGCAGGTAGCCGAAGTTGGTGTCCGAGGCCTCGTTCATCAGCTCCAGCAGTTTCTTGGTTCCCTGGATGCCCATACGCTGCTGACGGGAGAACTCACCCGCCACCGTGGCCGTGTAGCCGGACTCGTCGGCCAGGCGCACGATACGGTCTCCGGCCCGCTCGCCCTGGAAGCCGGTCAGGGCGCTGTACATGTCCGCCGCGGACGGCCCGTTGAAGCCCCAGTAGGTGACGAACCCGAGCTGCTGGTCTGCCGCGTTGAGGCCGCCACCGGACACCAGGGACCAGTTGAACGCGATGTCGCGGACGGCCTTGACGACGATCCCCGACAGGGTGCCAGAGGCCCTAGAGACGCCGTCCAGGTAGACCGCCCAGTCGCTGTTGGTCGCCCCCGGGTCCACGGTGAGGCGGATGTGATGCGGCTGGCCGTCGTTGAAGATACCCGCCGAGCTGATGGACCCGATCAGCGCCGACGACGACGAGGTGTCGCCGAGACTGGCCCGGAACACACTCATCGAGTCGGTACTGGCGTCCATGAACAGCTGGAAGCGGATGCGGTTGTCCTCGTCCGTGTACGCGCCCAGGTCGTTGATCTCGACGGTGCCCGCGGCACCCACGCCGCCACCCGACAGGAACAGATCCACCGACCAAGCGGAGGCCGCCGCGGCGCTGCGGGGCACCCGGCCCTTGATCTGGCCGGCCGTCTCCGCCTTGAAGTTGACGACCTGCTCCGACCAGTCCGACAGTTTCCCGCCCTGCCACTCGGGCGCGTCCGTCCCCAGGTCGAGCCGGTACGACATGTCGCTGCCGCCGACCAGGCTCGACCAGCCCTGCGCCGTGGTCTGCTTACCATCCGTCAACGGCCAGCACTCGATGGGCGCGTGGGCCTTGATGAAGCGCAGCAGCGCCGAGTCGGTTGGCTTGTTGCCCGCGTCCATGCGCCGCATCACACCGGCCGCGGTGACCGAGACGTAGTTGTCGTTCATGGACAGGTCGCGGGTGGGCGGCCACGCGGTCACCTCGCCCAGCGCGCGGATATGCCGGTTGGACAGGCTGGCGCCGCCCGCGACCGTCCACGTCTCCCCAGTCAGGCCCACGAACGAGGTGCCGCCCGCCGTGCCCTCGGACGTCTTCATCGACACGACCGCGGGCCCGTTGATGCCGTTGAGGAGCTTGAGCGCGTACAGCTTCCCGTTCAAGGGGTTCTCGGTGAGGCTCGCCAGGTCGCCGACCTCGATGCCTGCAGTCCCGTCGAACACGCCGGTCGTGGAGGCGCCCACGATCGGGTCGCCGAGCAGATGCCACTCGGTGTCGTCGACGGTCTGCCCGGTGTAGAAGCGGACCTCGTAGCCGCCCGCCCCGTTGTCCGTGTCGAGGGTGACGCGCAGGGCCAGGCGCTGCCCGTTGTACGCGGTGACGTTCTCGGTGGAGAACTGGACCAGGCGGGACGGCAGCGTGCCGTCCGGGGACCAGTACAAGCTCATCTGCCCGGTGGCGGCCATGAGCAGCGCCCAGGAGCGGTTGTCGCCGGTGGACACGTACCGGGCGGCGACGTGGGACGAGGCAGCCCAGTCCTCCATCGCGACCTCGACGCGCAGGTCCAGGTCACCGATGAACAGGGCGGCACTGTCCGGCGTGGTCAGCTTGCTGCCCGCGGTGCCGGGCATGGCGGCCCACGGCGGGCCCGCGGTGTAGCCGACACGCATGGGCGTGTTGCGGCCGATCTGCCCGTACAGCGGCGACACCGGGTTGCGCGGGGAGTACTTGTCGTCGCGGGAGTCCAGGTCGCACGTGCACGACGTCGGCTCCGCCGCCGACGACGACTCCGACGACAGGCCGCGCGTGATCGACACGTCCGACGTGGTAACCCGCATGTCGTCGCTGATGTCGTTCCAGGTGCCGGTGTAGAACAGCTCTCCCCACACCGGCGGCGGCAGCTGCGGCATGTCACCCCCTAGCGAACTTGACGACGTCGCCGCCCGCGGTGGTGCGGACGACGCTCTGGAACCACTCGCGGAATTCGCGTGAGCCGCCGGCGAGTTCCATGACGAGGCGCACCTCGGCGGCCTGGCGGGCACTGTTCGCCCCCACGACCGGGGCCAGCGCGGACACGCCCTGCGGGTTGGGCTTGTAGGCCTCAAGGTTGGTGAGGTTGCGCATGGCCGTGTCGATGACGCCGGCGTTGTCCTCGGCGCCCATGGCGATACCGGCGGGGATCCACTGGCCGATCTCGTCCGCGGCGAGCTTGGATGGCGACCCGATGTGCAGGAAGCTCTTGGCCGAGTCGACGACGTTGTTCTTCACGAAGCTCTTGACCATGTCCCACAGCCAGCCGCCCATGGACTTGATGCCGTTCCACAGGCCGCGGATGAAGTCCTGCCCCTTGTTCCAGAGCAGGTTCTTCACGGAGCCGACGGCGCTGGAGACCCGCCCGGGGATGCCCGCCACCCACTTGATGAAGCCGGTGGCCTTGGACGCCGCGGCATCGCGCAGGGCCTGGAAGCCGGATGAGGCCCTCGAGGTCAGCTTGCCCGCGAGACCGGCCAGGGCATTCCAGACCCGGCCGGGCAGCCCGGTCACCCATGTGACCATGGCAGTCATCTTCTTGACCGCCCAGTCCTTGGCCGAGCCGAACCAACCGGCGAACTTCCCCGGCAGATCCTTGAACCAATTCAGGGCGCCCTTGAACCAGTCGATGGTGGCGTTGAACGCGGTCTTCAGCGCGCCCCAGATCGTCGACCACAGCTGCTGGAACCAGGTGGTCTTGGTGGCGATCAGGACGATCGCCGCGATCAAGGCGACGATACCGATGATGATCCACGTGACCGGGGATGCGGCCAGGGCCGCATTCCACAGCCACTGCGCGCCCGTGGCGATCGCCGTAGCCCCGGCCCAGACCGCCTGCGCGGTGGACCACAGCAGCATCCCCGTCCGCACGGCGAGCACGACGGCCGCGATGCCTCCAAGAGTGATGGCCAGCGGCTTCATCACACCCTGATGGTCCGTGGCGAACTGGACGAACACCCCGCCGACTTCGGCGAGCTTCGTCATCACGGTCCGCTTGAACTTCTCCAGCGTCTTAGCCGGCGAGTCGGACAGGGTCTTCATCGCCTTGTCGGCGGCCCCACCCACCTTCCCCAGCCCCTCAACCGCAGTGGACGGGTCGAGGGAGTACAGGGCGTCGCCCATGTCCTCGGCCTGCGTGCCGAACAGCTTCACGGCGGCAGCTGACCGCTTCACCGGATCCTTGATCCCGCGGAGCCGGTCCAGGGTCTCGTCCAGCGCTTTCGTGGCCGACGAGCCGCCCTTACCGATCCGCGCGGCCATGTCCTTCGCGTTGAGACCGATCTCCTTGAACCCCTGCGCCGTGGTCGTCGACCCGTCGATGGCCCGGATAGAGAACTCCTTGATGGAGTCGGCGACCAAATCCGCGTCACGGGCGCCGCCCTTGAGGCCCTGGGACAGCAGGCCCATGGCGGTCTTGCCGTCCAGGCCGAACTTGCGCCACTGCGTGCCGTACTCGTTCACCGTGTCCAGCAGGTCATCGGCCTTGTTCGCCCCGGACTGGAAGCCAGCCGTGAGGATGTCGAACGCCTCGTCGGCGTTCTTCGCCAGCCCGGTCTTCAGCATCTGCCCGACGGCCGCGGTGGTCGGGCCGACCTCCTGATCGAACGTCTCCGACAGGGCCAGAGCCTTGCTGGTGACGCCCTCCAGGCCGCCCTTGGCCTTCGACGTGTCCCCGATGTTCGTGTAGACGCCCTTGATGGCCTCGTTGACGGTCGTCGCGGAATCGCCCCACGCGTTGCTGTACACGTTGGCGGACACCTTCGACAACTCGGCTGCCTTGGCCGGACCGACGCCGAGCTGCGCCGCCAGCTTCGCGTTGGCCGCCGACATGTCCAACGACTGCGCGACACCCGCCCCGAGGGCACCGGCTACGCCTGCAGCGATACCGGTGGCCGCCGCATCGAACTTCTCCTTCACCTTGCCGAGCGTCTCGCTGACTCGCTCGCGGGCGACCAGGTTGAACACGAGTGAGGTGTCGCTCACCGGCCCGCCTCCCTCCTGGGTAGCGGGCGGTCAGCGCCCCGACTTCAGCTTCTCGTTGGCTTCCTGCTGCGCCTTCACGTAGGCGTCGATCCAGTCGAGGTAGGCGTCCGTCTCCTCGACGGTGAGGGTGTCCCAGTCCCTGCCGCGGATGCCGAGCAGATAGGCCGCGTCACCGAGCCTGCTCAGTCGGCGATCGGCAGCTGGGCTTTTCCCTCATCGTCCGGGTCCTCGTAGGCCTCGGCGATCTCCTCGTCGAGCTTCTCCAGGACGGCCGCCAGCTGGTCCGGCGGCACCGAGTCGGCAACGTTCTCCCGCATCAGCCGCAGCTCGCCCTTGGAATGCTCAAGCGTGAGCTCATCCCACGCGAAGTCCACGTCGTCGAACTTCAGCGTCGGGTGTTCTCGCTTGAGGAACAGGTACAGCAGCGCCCGCCGGCACTTGCTGTTGCCCTTGAGCACGTCCTGCGAGAAGTCCGTGAAGTTCTTGCCGGTGTACCGCTCGAGCATCTCCCGCTCGGCGGACATGAGCTTCTTCGGCTGGTACTTCCAGCGCTTCGGCTCGTCGCTGCCGTCGGGCGTGTAGACCAGGTACATGGGTTGTCCCCCCTCAGTGAGCCCGGTTCGCGATGCGCCGGGCCATGTCATCCATCGCTTGTTCAACGGCCTGCTTGTACAGGCCCTCACGGCCGCGGAAAGCGCGGTCGAACCATTCGAGCTTTCCGCGCTGATGCGCCCACACCTCACGGTTGCCGTACACGGGGTGCCGCCAGCCAGAGGCACGGTTGGTGCGCTTCGGCGCGTTGGCGAAGCCGCGGATGTTCTTCGTCTTGAACGCCTTCACGCGGGCACCCGACCAGCGTCCGCCGAGCTTCACCTCGGGCCGGATCTTCCGGGCGATAGAGGTGCGCAGCGCCGGCGTCGCCCCGTGCAAGGAGACCATGCCCATGATGGAGTTCTTGGCCTGCTCCGCCCCGGGCTTGAGGGCCTCGCGCATGTTCTTCGCGAGCTCCTTGCGCAGCTCCTTGCCGTCCTCCTCGGCGCGCAGGGCCCGCACCAGCGCGGCGAGACCGTCGTGGGTCTCCACGCCGAGGCCGAACGGCGGCCCGCCGCCGGCCATCAGCTCGTCGCCCTCGTCACGGCGCCAGGAGCGAGGCGCTCCGGCGCGTAACGGCTAATGATCTGCATAGCCCACTCCACCTTGTCTTCAACTCGCTGACCGTGAGGGTGACTTGACGACCACAGCTCCAGGTTCTCGGGGCGGTTGTCGTGACGAATGCCGTTCTTGTGGTGAACGGTCTCGTCCTTGAACAGCTTGCGGCCGAGGATCTGCTCCATCACGAGACGGTGCTCCTTGACCTTGCCTCGGCCCGCCACCCACCGCTTCCGGTAGCCGTCGGTCGGATCAAGCCATCCGACCGCCGAACCTGGTCCGTTCTGCAATAGCACCGTGGGATCCCCATGGCGCTGCCAACGCTGGTAATGCAGTTCGCAGAACGTGCGCGCCTTGGCGTTGGCGGCGCATCCGTCCACCGAGCACGGAACCGTCTCGCCGATCTGCCGCCCGCTGCTTCCAAGAGCGACAGAAGGATCGCCGTGTCTACGCCAGCGCCGATGGTGCTTGGCGCAGTACCCGCTGGCGTAGACCAGGCCTTCGCAGTCCTCTACTGAACACGACTGCGGCGCCCTCTCCTTGCCAGGCCGACCAGTCACGGTGAGCGGATCACCGTGCTTGCGCCAGCGCTGGTAGTGGAGGCTGCAGTAACTGCGCGCCAGGACCGGGTGGTTGCACTCATTCACGGAGCAAGTCGCCATAACTCCATGATAAGGCGTTTAGCTTGTTGCCCTCACCACTGCACCCGATGTCGGGAAGCCCATCGACACGGTGGCCTCGTCGCCGACCGACCCGGTGATCGGGTTCCAGCCGTTGATGAGGATGTTGCCGGTGTACTTCGGGTTCGACGTGCCCACCGAAGCTTGGTCGGCGCGCACCTCGAACGGGACGACCGTGCCCAGCAGCGGCCACATGATGGCGTCCAGCTTGGTCGCGGCGAAGTCCTGGAGGAACTCGCAGCCCAGCTCACCGGACTTGAGGCCACCGATGACTTCCTTCCAGCCCAGCGACTTGTAGTTGGTGACGTCCTTCTCCTCGACCTCGACCTGCAGTTCGGCCTTCTTCGTCCACTCGGACAGGTCGTTGGAGTTGATCGACAGGTACTCGGCCAGCAGCACCATCTTCGGCATAGCGGGCATTCCTTTCAGGGCATGGGAAAAGGCCCACCATCGGGCCCCCGGCGAACACGAACAGACAGGTCAGCGGATCCCCACCGCACCCGTGAACAGAAATGACGGCGTCGTGCCCGACACCGTCCACACCAGACGCCACCACGTATCTGCGCCTGGCCCCGGCACCCGCATGATCTGGCCACCTACGGCCGACGCCGCATCGAACGTCAACCACGTCGTCGGACTCGTGAACGTGTCATCCGCCGCCGACTCCAGCGACACCGTCAACGACGGTGTCGTCCCGGACACCGACAGCACGTGCAGGGATGCGTACACCTGCTGTCCGTCCAACACAGCGCCCAGCTCGATCCCCGTGCCCGACCCCGACGACGTCCGCGCAGTACCCGGAGGATGCATCACCACTCCACGTACCAGCGGCCACGCCGACTTCACACTCGCCGTCCATGGCGCGACCTCGCCGATCTCGCCGCCGATCGTGTGGTTGCAGCGCAGAGCCTTCACGAAGTACGCCAGGTCGCCTACGAACGATGACCCCTGCCCACACACCGTCCAGGGGCCGACGCCGCCGAGCTGAGCCCAGGACGCATCATCGACCTTGTCGACGTCGCCGGCCTCCCACTGCCCCTCGCCGGAAATCTCCGCCGACGTCAGACCGCCCACGACCTCCTTGTAGCCCTCGGAGCCGTAGTTCGTGGTCTCCTTGGCCTCCACCTCACTGGACAGCTCGATCTTGTTGGAGACGCCGGTGAGGTCGATACCGACCGCGAACGTGCGGACGTTCAGCAGGACCGTCTTACTCATCGCCGGCCGCCTTCCGCTTGCGGCCGCGCGGCCGGGTCTCTTCAGTGACTTCCTCAGCGACGCCGGATGCCACCAGGTGGGCGGCCACCGTGGTCGGCAGGTCGTCGACCACCGTGCCCTCGGCGGGCCATGGCCGGTCGTACAGCACGGCCCCCGCCGGCGCGCCCTGGGTGATGCGGATGCGCATCATGTCCTCCCGTCTCCAATGACCCGCACGGCGAGCTCGGCGCCGACGTAGCTGGATCCGGCGTGCTCGTACCAGCGGTAGCCCGTCACACGCTGCAGGTGGATGTCGTCGGCCAGGCCGCCGAGCGCGAACTCGCCCGGCGCGCCCCGCATCGTCTCGAACGCCGCCTTCAGCGAGGCCGGGCCCGACCCGGACAGCATCTTGTCGAGGATGCGCTGCGCAGACCGGTCATCCGCGCGCCCGGCCAGCACCCGGCAGGTGATGAGGAGTTCGTCGAGGCCGCGGCCCATCGCCTGGTCGTAGTTGACGTCGACCTCGCCGACGAAGAAGCACGGGGCGACGACCGCATCGGGCACGAAGCCTGTGCAGGTCAGTTTCCCGATACCGGCCGGCAGGGTGATGTTCTCGCGGGCAGCGTCCGCGATGGCGTCCTTGACGTCTGAGATCTGCACGGCCGCCCCCTATCCGAAGCCTGGAAGAACGAACGGCTCCAGCAGCGCCCACACGTCCGGGTCCCGGCGGGACAGGTTCCGCACACCCCACTCGGCGGATCCGATGATGCCCTCGGGGGAGTCCTTGCGCTTGTACAGGCGGGTGGCCTGGATCAGGCACGCCTGCTCGATGTCGTCCGGGACGGCCGGCCACCCGAACTTCGCGGTGACCCGGATGCGGGTGAACGACGTGCCCCAGATCGTCAGCGGCCGCAGCAGCCCCGTGATCGGATAGCCGTCGGCGAGCGCGTTGTCCGGGGACGTCTCGTAGGTGCCGGTGATGTCCGCGAACGCGCTGCCGCCCGTCGACGCGGACTCCACCGTCATTCCGGTGGCGTCGCCGATGTCGTCGACCTTGAGTACGTCCCCGTCTTCCTCGCGGCAGATCCGCTGGTGCAGCCGGTAGGTGCGCGCGGTCGGGGTTTCGTCCAGCCAGAAGCGGCGCCCGGTCGCCCGGTCGATGCCGCGGGACGCCGACTTCAAGGCCTTGTCGAGCAGGGCGTCCCGGGTGGTGTCGTCCTCCTCGATGCCCAGCTGCGCCTTCAGGTCATCGCGGGTGGCGTACTCGGTCGTCGCCATGTCAGGTCGTCTCCGTGCTCCGCGTCTTGCGGCCCTTCGGCGGAGTCGACCGCGACGGCTTGTCGCCCTTCGGCGGCTCGTAGCCGCGGAGCTTCAGCTGCTCGTCCACCACAGCCACCGCCTCGGGGCGGTCACGGCGGACGTACATCTCACGCTCGCGCAGCAGCGCGGCAATCATCGGATCGTCGGTCATCTCGCCCTCCTCTGATATGAATGCAGGACCAGGCTGGCGCCTCCACGCGGGAGTGCGCGGAGGCGCCGGGAGTTGGGTCAGGAGCCGTCGAACGTGGGCGGCACGAGGCCGGCGCCACCGATCTTCTGCGCCTGCGCGTACCGCGAGTGGGTGTACGCCGCGTAGCCATACACGACCAGCAGGACGCCGAGGTTGGCCAGCGCGGGCTGTTCCGCCCGGATGAACATCGGAGCCGACGGGTCTTCCCACAGGTGGCACTCGTTGCGGTCCACCACGTAGACCTCATCCTCGTTGGTGCCGGTGCCCTTGTTCGTCGGGATGTTGTTGTCGACGATGACCGGGGTCCCGTTCGGGAGGACGCCCCGCACGCCGCTGCCGTAGGAAGCACCCAGGTTGGTGCCGCCCATCTGAGCGGCGATGCCCGGCTGGCTGATGAGCGGCCAGGACGCGGACAGGGCATTCTGCAGCCAGTACCAGCGCCGCGAGTGCATCACGACGATGTTCTCGCCCGATGCCATGTCGAGCATCGCCGACTCGACGGCCGACAGGCCCTCGATGATCCGCGGGTACAGGTCGGTGGCGCCGCCGGTGCTGAACGCGGTCAGCGCCGTGGCCGCCGCGGACAGGCCCGTCGACGCCTGCGTGATCAGCGTCGAGTCGAGCGTGGTCGCGTACCGCCGGAACAGGTCGTCCAGGACGACCGGCTCGACGCCAGAGCCGCGTTCGATGGACTGCCTGGACAGCGTCTGCTGGCCCGCGATCGTCTGCACGTTGATCGTCAGCAGGGTGTCGTCGATGTCCTGCGCAGAAACCGCGGTGTTCTCCGACGCCTGCAGGGCGGTCGAGGTCGGCGTGGTGATCCGGGACAGGTTGACAGTCATGCCCTGCGCAGGCAGGTCATGCCGTCGGCAGGCGTCCGCGAACGGGCGCCGGGCGGCCGCAGCCGGGGCGTACAGGTCCGTGAGGTACTGCGGCACGACCAGGCCGGAGAAGGCGCCCGTGCCGACGATGCCGCCCGCGCGCTCAAGCTGATCGCCGCGCTCGGTGCGCTCCTCCGCCATGTGCCGGGCGAGCCGGTCACGGGCCTCGTAGTCGCCCAGGAACGCCGCGGCGACGTCCCGCTCGAAGCGCTGGCCGCGCCGGTCCTGGTCGGGCCGGTAGGTACGCTCCTCGGCGCCCACGCGGGCAACCTGGTCGTAGGCCGGCGCCCGGTTCGCGGCCGGGGTGTTGCGCGCCTGAAGCGCCGTGATCTCCGCCTCGCGGGCCTCCTCGGCGAGCAGCTCGTCGAGCGCGGTCTGGCGGCGCGTCACCTCGGCGTCCGCGCTGTCACGGCGCTCGACCTGGGCGCGCACGGCCTCCTCGGTCAGGTTGTCGTCGGAGCGCAGCGCAACGAGCGCGTCCTGCTCCTGGGTTCGGGTGGCGATCGCCGTGTCCAGCGCGGTGCGCGCCTGGGCGATCAGCTCGGCCAGAGTCATGGCCGGTCCTTTCTCTCGTTCTTCCAGGGCGCCCCGTGTCCAGGTCAGACGGCCACCCGAGGCCTCGGCGCCGGGTGGGCTCGTGCGCGAAGAGCGCAGGGCAGTAACTCCCGCCGGACGGCGGGAAGATCAGGGGTCAGCGGGCGATGGCGAGCTCAAGGAGCGCGCGGGCCCGGCTGGACGGCGCGGCAGCGGGCTGCCGCATGCTCGCGCCGGTGTACGGGTTGGCGCCGTAGCCGACGATCGCCACATCACCGCGGTGGATGTCGTACCGGTTGATCCGGTACTCGGTGTAGTCCGGGGACCACTGGCCCGACTCGATGCGGAACGCGAACGACATCTCGTCGATGAGTCCGGACCGCAGCTTCGGCGCGATGTACGCCACGTCGTAGTCGTTCGGGTCCAGGGCGGGCGCGCGCACCGACAGGCCCGTGCCGTCCTCGGACAGGATCAGCGTGCCGGTCGTCGTGCGGGCCATGCGCCGCAGCTGGTCGTGCCCGAGCACGAGGGGCACGTCGAGGTCGGCGCGGGCCAGCGAGTCGGCGCCTGCCCCCTCCGTGACGATCTCCGTATACGGGCCGAACATGTCGTACATCTCGTAGGCCTGCTCGTACACCGAGGCGTGCCCGGTGAACTCCAGCGTTCCCCCGTCGGCGGCTTCGCGGACCTGCACACCGGACAGGGCGGCGCGCACCGTGGCACGCGACCCCACCTGCTCGGCGCAGCGGCGCTGCGAGGGCCGGTCCGCGCGCTGCCGGACATGCTGGGCGCGCTCTGCCGCCGCGGCGGCGAGCGAGGATGCGGTCATGACGTGGCTCCCGTCGGTGCGGTCGGAGGCGGTGTGGGCACGGAACGCGAGCCGAAGAGCCGGTCGAACTCGGCGTACTGGTCCTCGGTGAACGGCGGCCGGTCCTCGAGGGCGCGCGCCTCGGACGGCGTGAGCGTCCGCGAGTTGATCTGAGCGGCGATGGTGGCGGCCCGGGTCTGCGGATCCATCCGCAGCAGCGCATCCGTGTTGAGCTTCACGTACCGCGGGTTCGACAGGAGCTTCCGGCTGAACGCGTCCTCACGGCGGCCCACGGCCGGCCCCAGATGCATGATGAGGAACTGCAGGTTGCGCTGACTGATGTTGGCGTAGGTGACGCTGCTGCCCGACACCGCGGCGTCGATCAGGTCGCCGGGCACACCGAAGAACCGGGCGATGTCACCCATGCCGAACTGGCGGGCCTCGACGAACTGCGCCTGCTGCGCCACAGCCTGGATCGGCTTGTACTCCCAGTCGGCGCCATGCACGAACACGTCACCGTTGGAGACGGCCGCACGGAACGACTCCTTGGCCTCCCGCGCGTTCTTCCTGTCGATGGTCTTGCTGGTGTTCTTCAGCGTGCCGGACGGGACGATGCCGGCGCCGAACCAGTCCCGGGCGAACTGCTGCGCGTTCAGGGACTCCTCGATCGACCAGGCCGCATACGCGACCGGGGACAGGCCGAGCGGGAACCCGGCCACCGTGTACTGCCGTTCGTGCCACACGTCCCACGGGTCGTAGTCGACGCCGCAGATCTTGTACTTGCTGATCTGTGGCCCCTTGGCGCGGACGGTGACCTCGCCGAGTTCGACGAGGTCGATCCGGCCGGGCAGGCCCCGCCCGTCGGGCCCGATGACACCAGTCCGCTCGGTGATGATCCCGAAGCAGTTCCCGGCCCGGTCCAGGTCGAACTGGGTGGAGTACATCCACTCCTTGATGCCGACCTCGCTGCCGCCCGGGCTGATCAGGACGGGCGGCTTCGGCACCTCCACCTGCAGGCCCTGCACCTGCCGGTACACGTCGATGGGCATCATCGACACCAGGTCGGCGCGCAGGCGCAGCGCCGCCCACACCGCGGAATGCCGCAGCGCGCTGTCGTTGGTGACGTGCACGGTCCGCCCGCCGAGGCGGTCCTCCCTCGCCAGGCTCAGCAGATCCTCGGCGGTGACGATGTTCGCGTCGCGGGTGAAGACGCGCCGCACCTTCGACCAGGCGCCCATGCTGCCTCCTCACGCGAACGAGTCGCTGACGTCGTAGTCCTCTTCGACCTGCGGGCCCCGGATGAGCAGCGCCCAGCGGGCGAAGGTGACGGCGCAGAACGGGCTGATCTCGGTCAGCGAGCTGGTGCGGTCGAGCGTCCAGGCGTCGCCGTTGCGGCGCGTGCGGGCCCCGTTCACCGCGGCGGTGAGCGGCACCTGGTCGAGGTGGACGACCGTGCCCTGGTTCATGGCGTCGGCCATCTGCCCGCACGCCTCGGTGATGTCCCCGGAGCGCATGACGGCCAGGTCGCCGCGTACCGGGTGCTCCTTGTCCTTGGGCACGTCGATGCCCGCGGCGATCAGATCGTCGATGAGCGAGCCAGCTGGGGCGCCCGCCGAGGCGACCGCCACAGCAACGGGCTTCCACAGCCGGTGCAGCCGCACCATCGCGGGCACCACCCAGTCCGTACCGGCACGGCGGGCAACGACCTCGAGGTGCACCTTGCCGTCGGCTCGCAGCGAGGCCGCGGCGATGGACGCGTGCTTTCGGTCCTGCGACACGTCCAGGGCGAGCGCCACCCTGTCCGCCACCGGCTTGCTGCTGTCGTCAACCAGTCCGGGCCACTTGCCCTTCGGCACGTTCGGGTCCGAGGGTGGCGCCGGCTTGCGGGTGCGGTTCAGGTACGCGCGGTCGAAGCCGCTCGGGTCGCTGGCCATCTTCTCCAGCTCGGAGCGAATGACGTCGACCGTGACTGTGTGGCCCAGGGCGGGCAAGGTAGCCGCCCAGGTCGCCGGGTCGTCGCGCGGCATGTCCTCGGGCGCGTACCACTCGAAGTACGCGGCCGACGGGCGGACGGCGTCGGGGTCCTCAGCGAGGGCATCCCACAACGCCTCAATCAGCGCGCGGCCGGTCTCCCGCTTCTTGTTCAGCCACACCGACTTGGTGGTGCCACCGGCCGACGCCCACCACAGTTGCGCCATGGGCCGGGTCAACATGGCCGGGCTGAACGCCTGCTCGAGGCGGTCGTCTTCGTGCGCGAACGCCTCGTCGATGAACCCGAGGTCGAGCGGCGGCCCATGGGCTGCCCGCTCCGTGTTCGCGGTGATGCCCATCCGGCTCCGCGTGCCCGGCCACAGGATCGCCTCGTTGCCGTTCGTCTTCCGGATGCGGGCGCGCTTGGCGAGAGCAGAGCCTGAGATCTTCTCCCAGAACTCGTCCTCCCAGCGCTTGCGGGCATCGTTGCGTGTCTGCGCGGCGTACACGATGTTCTGCCCGGGGAACGCCAGCGCGCGGTGCACCTGCGCGGCCAAGCAGAGCTCCGTCTTGCCCTGCTGCCGGGAGACGGACAGGCCCACCTCGCGGTGCGCGAACCGGCCCGTCTCCGGGTCGATCTCCAGGGCGACATCGCTGACGTACTTCTGCCACGGCATCGGCGGCGCCCCGAGCCGCTCCATCACCTTCCACAGCTTCGGGCCGAGCGACTTGCGCCCGGGGTGGCGGGGGGTGCCCCAGCGCGGCGGGCAGAGGAGCCCGTACCGCTCCTTGAGATCCTCGGCGAACTCAGTCGGGGGAGCCCAGGTCTCCGAGGTCGTCGTCATCGTCAGCGGCCCGCCCCTCCAGCAACTGGGCGAGCGTCTGCCGGAGCTCGCGGTTCAACTGGGGCAGCTGCCGGCCTTCCTCCCCGCCGCCGGCGTCGATCTCGCGGGCCAGGGTGTACGCCATCTCGGACAGGGATGGCTCGACGCCGACCAGGTCGCCGAGCTGCTCGACGTCGTCCCTGACGGCCTTCTCCACGGGGCCGTACAGGCGGCCGGAGGGGGTGGCCATGGCGCCCCCTTCCATGATCATCCGGCTGTGATCGGGCCGGGGGGAGAAAAATGAAAGGTGGGCGCGGGGTTGAGAAGATGATCTCCGCTAAAAAATCTTGGGAGATCTCAGCCGGACCGATCTGATCATTCCGATTTGATCAATGGAACATGCCCTTGACCTGCACGTTTGTGATGGCCGAGGGCATCAGGTCATCGGTCCGGCGAACCAGTCGACGCTCGTCTTCAGCTGGACGACGTCGGCCAGCGGCCGGTCGCCCTTCTCGCTGTTGCACTTGCGCAGGCAGACGGGACAGCCGGCCACGCCGTGGATCGGTGCGAGGTTGTCGGGGTCGAGGCGTGCGCCGCCCTTGCTCACCGGGTGGACGTGGTCGGTGGTGTCTGCTGCGCCGTGGCCGCAGACGATGCACACGTCGGATGCGGCGAGGATGCGGGCGCGCATCTGCCGGTACTCGTAGCTGGTGAGCTCGTCCCGGTTGGTGGCCATGCTCACCCCCTGAGCACGGCGAAGCCCCGACTCGGGGGGATTGAGCCGGGGCTTCGTCGTGCGTCTGTGGTGCCTCGTGAGGGCACAGTTGTTCACCGAGATCGTTACACGCTGTCTGACCTGCGGTCAAGCGGCGTTGCTGTGTTGCCGCTTGACGACGAGGGCGGCGACGTCTGCGACGGCGTACCAGGGCTGGCGTGGTGTGCCGCCTGAGCGCTTGAGCTGGCCGCGGTGGACGAGCAGGCGGACGGCTCCGAGGCTGATGCCGAGCTGCTTTGCGACCTGGTGCGCGGTGAGGTGGCCGGGCCGAATCATCTGCGACTCCATGCCCCCATGATGCGTCAGGGGCAGGTGATGTCGAGGGCGGGCCAGGTGTCGGGTTGCGGGCCTTGGCCGTATCTGGTGAAGGCGTGGGCGTTGGCGTACCAGCGGGCGCGGCACACGTAGCGGGATGCGCCTGGGGTGTGGATGACCTTCACGTACATGAGCGCGGTTCCTGGGCGGATGCGGGCGGTGTAGTCGGCGATCGCGGCGCGGGCGTCGGCGTGAGTGGCGCCGGGCATGAGGAGGTCGGCGCTGCCGGCGCGTGTGTGGTCGGCCTGGATGCTGGAGGCTTCGCTGAGGACGGTGTAGGCGGGTGTGTGGGCTGCTGCGGTGGTGCAGGCGGCGAGGGGCAGCCAGGCCGCGGCGAGGGCGATCGTGCGCAGTCGCATGGAGACTCCTGGTGGGCAGTGAGTGAGGCTGTGGCGGGTTCGGAAGAGGCCGCTTCCGGGGCCGTTTGAGGGTCTCTGGAAGCGGCCTCACTGAGTCACTGAATGGGCGTTTGTGCTGGTCGTTGCCAGTGACCGTGCTCAGTGATCCCCGCAGTGGATAGTCACTGGATCACTGGCGGGTCACTGAGCGTCTGCGATCTCCTCGCCGCGGTATGCGAGGGCCCTCTGGACGCTCTCCAGCTTCACTACGGGGTAGCCGTCGTACAGCCCGGTCTCCTCGTCGTACTCGGCGAGCAGCTCCTTGAGTGTGCCGCCGGTCCAGTGCTCGTAGACGGCGTGGTTGCGTGCCTTGAGCCGGTGCAGCACCTCGGTGGTGCGCACGCGCTTCTCGGTACCTACGACGACGGCCAGGTCCGTGAGGTGGTCGACCTCCTGGACGGCTTCGAGCTTGTGCACGGTGGTGGCGCCGGCGCGCATCGCCTTGGCCCGTTCGACGATCTCCTCGGCCTCGTCGTCGTTGATGTAGTGGGTGCGGACGTTCTCCGAGACCTGCCCGGGCGCCATCTTCAGGCCCTCGCCCGCCACGACGAGCTGCCCCTTGTCGAGACCCTGGCGCAGCTTGTGCGGTGCGGCGCCCTTGGCCACAGGCGCATCGCCGAGCGCCATCTTGGCCTGGGACTCGGTACCGACGACGAGGGAGGCCCGGATGTGGTTGCCCTCCCGGGAGCGCTTGGGCAAGTTTTGGTCCGTGGGGTCCTGCGTGCCTTCCCAGATGGTCACGTTGACGGCGCGGCCCTGGTCATGGATGCCTTTGACGGCCCGGAAGTAGCGTGACGTGGCCTTCTGCCCGCCGTAGGGCCGCTTGTCGACGCCGACCGCGCCGGAGCCGTAGGCGACCTGCGCCTCGTCGACGATGATGACGAGCGGGTGGAACTCGGTGCCCTTGGGCTGCAGCAGGCGCCGCTGCATCTCTTCGAAGCCCTCTTCCACCATGTGCGTCACTTCCATGACGTGGTCCTCGGTGGGGCCCTCGATGAGCACGGTGGCGAGGCCCTCGAACATGTGCCAGTCGCCGATGCCCTTGAGGTCGCCGATGCGGAACTCGACGGTCGGGTCGAGGGCCAGCCATAGGGCGAGGGCGCGCAGGGATGCGGTCTTGCCCTGGTTGGACAGGCCGGTGACCAGGATCATCTTCTGGTACAGGGTGACGAGGGCGGCGTCCCCGCGCAGGGTCACGCCCCATGGGCAGCGGCCCGTCTTGTAGTCGGCCTTGAGGTCCGGGTCGGTGACCAGCGGCGACGCCGGGACCGGTTCGTCGAGGGCGCCGGAGTCGGCGATCCACAGGCGCACGGTGCGCGGCGCGGGCGGAATGGTGATGAACACCTCGTGTTCGTGTCGGCCGAGGTTTTCGGCGAGCTTGCGGCGCCGGTTCTGGATCTCTTCGGTGGATACGCCGGAGGGCAGGTGGACGTCGACCTCGACGCCGACACCGGCCGGGGCGATGAGGCTGAGCATGGATGCGCCCGCGTCTTCCATGTCGGTGATGGCCTTGCGCAAGGGGGCAATGCCCAGGTCGCGGAAGGCTTTGACGACGATGGACGGGGTGATGGGCTCGCCGTCGCCGCGCGTGCCGGCGGGGAGCGCCCAGCGGGGTGCGGCCTGGCGGCGACGCCCGATGTCCCACAGTGCGGCGAGCCCGAGGGCGGGCCCGAGCAGGGGTAGGACGCCCCAGACGACGGCGCCGATGATGAACGCCCACCGGATGGCGTCGATGGCGAACTCGAAGGGGACGGCCAGGTCGGCGAAGTCCTTGTTGGCGACGGCGAGGGCGATCCCGGCCGCAGTGAGGACGCCGGCACCGGTGAGGGCGACGGCGCCAGCTGCGCGGGGTGTCTCCCGCATGGCGTTGAGCATCTCCAGGCGCCGCTTATGGCGGGCCTCGCGGAAGCGGTGGGCGCGCTCCTCCCACTCCTTGGCCTCCTCCAGGTTCCCGGCGGCCTCGGCGGCGCGCATCATGCGGCCGTAGCGGGCCGTGGTGCGGTCTTCCCAGACTCGCCGCCACACGATGCGTCCTCCGCCTGCGGTGTACGCGCCGTGGCGGACGAGGACGCGGCAGGCGTTTCGGGTGCGTTCGTCGGTGATCGCTGCGCGGATCAGTGCGCGCTTGCGGGCGCGTTCGGGACGCGTGCCGGACGCCTCTTTCGGGTGGGCGTCCGGTGCGTCCTCTGGCGCCTTGACGAGGGTGATTGTCATGCTGGGGCTTCCTGCCTCTTCATGGGGTTCGGGACGCCCGGGGACGGTCGGTAACTTGGCGGTTAGTGGGCCGTCCCCGGGGCGTTGCTACTTCTTCTTGCTGCTCTTCTTGCGGCGCTCCGCCCTGCTCTCGATGCGGCGCACCTTGCGCTGCAGGTCGCTGAGGTCGACGGCCGGTCCGGCGATGCCGCGCTTCGCCATGCGGGCGTGGAGGGCGATCAGGTGGGCCTTCTCGCCGCCGGTGAAGTCGGACCAGCTCAGGTCATCGGCCATGGTTCCTCCTTAGATTGGGTGGATCTCGTTCGGGTGGCAGAGGACGGGGCCGATGAGCAGGGCGTCGACCTTGACGGTCCATCGGCCTTGGGTGAGCTTGCCGGGCGGCGCCTCGTCGACGATCTCGCCGGTCCTCCCCGCGGCGCGGGGGTCGTCGGCACACGAGATGATGCGGACCTTCTGCCTCTTCTTGGCCATGGGGTTTCTCCTGGTCAGTGCCTCTTCTGGATGTCGTGCCACATGGAGCGAAGGACGAGCAGGGCGACGGTGGCGCAGACGGCGCCGACAGCGACGGCCACGGCGAGTACGGCGGCCGCCAGGGCGAGGGCGGTGACCGCCCCGGCGCCGACGATGCCGAGGAGCACGTAGCTGGCCGGGATGCGCCGGGGCGCCGGGGCGGGCGGTGGCGTGTTGGCGGGCTGCTGCTGGGTGGCCTGCTGGGTGGCGAGGACGGCGGCGACGATGCGGACGACGTCGGTGTTTTGGGCGGCGTCTCTCAGCGCGGCCTCGGCCTTGTCGAGGGCGGTCGGCTCGGTCATGCCGCCCACCTGCGCACGGTGCGGGTGATGCGGGGCCAGGCCCAGATGGCGATGGCGGCCGCGATGATGGCGGGCTGCGAGATGACCGTGGCGATGACCGCCAGGACGACGGCGAGGAGCGCCGGGTAGGCGAAGAGGAGACCGATGACGGCTCCGAAGATCAGACGCAGCATCATGATCCGACTCCTTCGTGAGGGGCGTTCATCTGCTCGGGGTGGAACAGGTTGTGTCCTCGGGCGTCCTTGGCGAAGACAGGCAGGCGTCCTGCGGCGACCCAGCCACGGACGGTGGAGGGGTCGACGCCGTAGTGGTCGGCGACGTCGCGGGACGTAAGCAGGACGGGTTCGGACGGCCCGGCGTCCTCGGCGTCCGGGCCCGTCCCGGGCGGGAGTTCGGGCGTCTCGTCAGTGTCCTGCTGGTCCTCGCGGTCGAGGCTTTCAAAACTGAAAGCCTGGACGTCGGGCGTCTGCTCGGGGACGGGCGGGACGGTGGCGGGCGGGGTGGCGTCCCGTGGCGTCTGCCTGGCGAGCGCGTGCGTCCGCCACAGGCTCACGGGGACGAGCAGTGAGGTGACGGCGACCATGTCGAGGCTGACGTCGATGACGCCTGCTTCCAGCGCGTGGGCTGCGACCTGGGCGGCACCCATGAGCGTGAGGCTCAAGGCGATGTCGAATGCGCGGAACCAGCGCAGGGCGGCGATCACGTAGAAGTCAATGGCCAGGGGCAGCATGACGGCTACCGGGATGACTGCGCCGAGGCGGCGGGCGAGCTCGTATTCGGCGGTTGCGGTGTAGCAGATGCCAGCGGTGAGCGAGCCTCTGCGTACCCAGGTGCCGATGGTGTTGGGGCTGCTCATGCCTGGTCGCCTCGCTCTTCGGCGAGGAATGCGGCGATGGCGGGGAACTGAGCGTCGACGGAGCGCCGGACGGCCTCGTCCGCGGTGACCGGCTCGGCGTCGAGGGCGCGGAGCAGGAGGCGCAGGGCCTCGTGGAGGGACAGGACCTGGTCGCTGTTGAGGAGTTGCTGGGCGATGCTGATGGCGACGTCGAGGTCGGTGGGCTCGCGGAGCTGGTCGCGGATGCGGTCGGCGATCGTCCCGTAGAGGGGCTCGTCGACGGGGTGGCTTGCGGGCGCGTCGGGGCGCGCGGAAAGATCGGGCACAGCCGTCTCCTTGCTGAGATCAAGGTTGGCGGTCAGGGCCTCGTCTGGTGTTGGTAGCACCGGCGGGGCCCGTCTTCTTTTGTGTATACGGATTACCTTGCCACAAGATCTGATGGTTCGTATAGGTCTGTGGCGGTATCAGCGCATCAACTGTCGGCCGTCTTGGCGTCCTTGGCGCGCGTCCTGCGGAACGCCTCATGGATGAGCCGCTGCGCCTCCGCCAAGTGCCGGACGCAAATCTTGAGTTCGGCGCCCGGGTCGACGGCCTCACCAGTGCACTGGTCGCCGAGACGGTTCAGGACGCGGCAGGTGACGATGCGTCCAGGCATCACGCCTCCTCGGGCTGGAGCGTCTTGAGCATCAGAAAGTCGCTCGATTCGTAGGTGCAGGTGCACCACGGGCAGACGAGCCTCGTCTCGCCCTGGCGGTGCCGGAGGACGGCGCCGCAGACGACGCCGGACGCGTCCACGGCGACGCAGTTGCCGATGCGCTTTCCGCGGTCGGGGAGTGCGCCGACGATGGACAGGGCGGAGCGCTCCAGCTCGCGTATCTCGGAGGCGAGGTCGCCGGCGGCCGGGTAGCAGTCGGCGATCCAGGAGAGTTCCATGCCGAGCCAGCGGCTGGCGCGGTGTACGCGGTCCTCGATGCTGCCCTCGATGGCGGGCTCGCCCCAGCCGCGCACCCGCTGTACGTCGGAGCGCCAGCCCTCAAGGACGAGGGCGATGCCGCCGTAGCGGAGGTCGAGGACGGCCTCGTCGACGGGCAGGGCGGCGCCCGCGTGGCTGCGGGTGACGAACTCGGCGGAGGCCCGCGCGGCCGGGCTGAGGAACCCGGCCAGCGCGGTGTACAGGCGCGGCATGCGGTCGAGGCGCTCCGCCAGGGCGAGCGTGTCACCCGGGCACAGGTAGCCGTGCTCGAGGTCGCGGTCGCACAGACCGCAGCTGGCGGTCACGCCGCCGCCTTGTCTCGTGCCGTCTTCAGCTTGGCTTCGGCGGCGCGCGCCACCTTGCGGTCGCGGCGGTCGTCGAGGATCGCGAACACCACCTGGACGAGCATCATGAGGTCCATGCCGGTGGCGATACCGAGGGCGATGAGCTGGATGTCGTGGTCGCTCATGGTCATGCCTTTCTTGATCAGAAGGGAGGCTCGTCGGAGTAGCCAGCGCCCTGTGCGGGGGGCTGCCGGTTCGCGGGCTGCTGCGGGGCGTTGCCCCACCCGCCGGGCCGCTTCTGGCCGCTGGCGGGCGTGGCGCCGCCCCAGACGTCGTCTGCGGGCGAGGGCGCACGGCTGCTTCCCGCGGGGTTCTTCGTGACCGTGGCGGTGGCGCGGGCGAGGCTCGGGCCGACCTCGTCGACGTCGAGCTCGTAGACCGTGCGCTTGACGCCCTGGCCGTCCTCGTAGCTGCGCTGCTTCAACCGGCCCTGGACAAGGACGCGCACGCCCTTGGCGAGGGACTCCGCGACGTTCTCGGCGGCCTGCCGCCACACCGAGCAGGTGAGGAACAGGCTCTCGCCGTCCTCCCACTCGTTGGTGGTCTTGTTGAAGACGCGTGGGGTCGAGGCGACGCGGAACTTTGCGACGGCCACGCCGGACGGGGTGAAGCGGAGCTCGGGGTCGTCGACCAGATTCCCCACCACAGTGATCACAGTTTCTCCAGCCATCAGTTGTTCTCCTTCGGGATGCGGCCGGTGCCGCGACAGTTGGGGCAGGGGGCGGTGCCTGGGGGCGTGAGCCGTCCGCCGATGCGGCTGCGCGGGCCCAGGTCGACTCCGGCGGCGCTGGCCTCCATGGCGAGGCGCCGGGCCTCTTCGTAGGCGGCGCTGAGGCTCATCTCGCCGGAGGCGACCTTGGGTTCGAGGTGGGGCGCGTACCGCCGGACGGTCTTGGCCTTCTCGACCTGGCGGCCGGACGTGCCCGCGATGGCAGCGGACTTCTCGCTGGACTTCCTTGAGCGCCGATCGGCGCTCGGTCGCGTGGCCACAGCGGGCTCCTTCTGTGGTGTGCTGGGTGGGAGGCCGGGCCCGATGACCGCGGGCCCGGCCGGTTGCGTGCGGGTCAGCGGCTCAGCCGCGGGTCGTTGACGTTCGTCGCGTCGAGGTCGTAGTGCACGCGCACGTCGACCAGGTCGTCTGAGGCGTAGCTGTTGTAGAGGCTCTGGCACGTCGGGAAGCCGCCCGGCTCGACGTACATGGGCTCGATGGTGCTGACCCCGTCGGCGTCGACGAGGGCCCAGCCGTGGACGGTGCGCCGTTCGACGGCCGTCACGTGGCGGCGGCCCTCGTCGTCCGGGCTGTAGTAGTGGACGGTGGCGACCCAGCCGGGCTCGGCGGGGATCAGGTTGAGGACGTGGACCATGGCGGACTCCTAGGCGGTGAGATTGGCGGCGGCTTCCGCGCCGGGGTCGTGGTTGGGCCGGTAGACGATGTGGCGGTCGAGCGTCGCGAACGAGTCCTCGGTGTGGGCGAACGGGGGGAAGCCGGGGCTGTTGTCGACGAAGGGCAGGAGGACGTCGTCGCCGTGCTTGTCGGTCGCGACCTTCCAGGCGATGACGGGGTCGAGGCTGGTCTCGCCGTCCTCGTCGGTCTCCTCGACGTACCAGCCGGGGGCCGCTGGGATGAACTCGGGCATTGGAGCGCCTCCTGTGACGGGTGTGGTGACCTCGTCCCGGGGCTTTGAGGCTGTGGAGCCTCTCTCAGTGACCTCGTCCTCGTCCCACCTATAAGAGTGGGACGAGGGACGAGGTGACACTGACCTCGTCCGGGACGAGGTGGGACGAGGTGGGACGAGGTCATTTCCGGGGGTTGTGGATCATGGCCGGTAGTCAAACTCGGACAGGTTCGGGCAAACGACCTCGTCCCATGCCCGGGACGAGGTCAAGCGGCCTCCGGTTCGGGTGAGTTGTCCGTTTCTGCGGTCGGGGTCGGAAGGCTGTGGAGAGTGGCGCCGCGGGCACCCCGCTCGGTGTTGATCCGGCCCTCGTCGACGAGCGCGGCGACGGCCTGCCGGATGTCCGCTGCGCGGCCGCTGACGCGGTCCTCGATGCCCTTGCCGGTGAGCGGCTCGCGGGCGCCCGCCAGGGCGTCCAGCACCTTGCGCTTGAGGGAGTTGATGCGGCGCTGCTCCTCGTCGGCCTCGCGGTCTTCCTCGTCGCGTTGGATGGGCGCGTAGAGGTGCGCCTCGGCGTACTCCTGGGTCTCGGACTTGACGACGAGGTCGGCGTACCAGTGCATGCCGCTGGAGTGCGACAGGCCGTTCTTACGGATCTGGCCGGGCCGGTCCTTGGCGACGCGGACCGTCGACTTGCCCGTGACGCCGATCCCGAAAGGGCGACGGTTTTCGAGCATGTACATCACGCCGTTGAGGCCGTTGAGCTTGTGGACGCCGCCGATGCTGTACCGGCCGCGGTTCTCCGAGGACTTGACGACGTGGTCGAGGGTGACGACGGCGGCCCCGGAGTTCATGAGCGGGCGCAGCAGCTGGCGGCCGAACTTGGCGACGTCGGTGTTGTCCTTGAGCTCCAGGCCCAAGAGGCTCATGCCCTCGGTGACGCCGTCGACGATGGCCAGCGTGGGGCTGTGCTCCAGCACCATGGCGAGGTCGATCAGGTCGATGTCGCTCGGGCTGTTCTCCGGACGGACGTAGTGGAAGCGCTCCAGGACGTCGCCGGGGTGCGCGCCGAGGCAGAGCAGCCGGCCGACGACGCCGCCCGCGTCGTCCTCGAAGTCGAGGTAGAGGACGTGGTTGCCCTCGTTGATCTCCTGGAGGCAGGCGATGAGCGCGAACCAGGTCTTACCCGCCTCGGACTCGCTGGCGACGCTGTTCATACGGCCCGGGTAGAACAGGCCGACACCGTCGTCCCGGCGGCCCACGGAGGGCTGCGGCGGCTGGTAGCTGCCGTCGAGGACCGACGTCAGGTCTTGGGCCGCCCATGTGCGCGGCGCCGGCTCCTTGTCGGCGGGCGCGTCTTCAACGTCGCCCCAGTCGACGGGCGGCTCCTCGCCGTCCGGGCCGAAGTAGGCGTCCATGGCCTGGTCGAAGTCGGTCGTCATGCCGCCCACGTCCTGTCGCTGGGGCGGGTTGACGCGCTGTCGAACGAGGCGTGCGCCTCGGAGTCGGTCAGCCCTACGGCGGAGGCCGCGGAGAGCAGTCCCTGCTCGGCCTCGCCGAGGTCGATGAGGTTCTGCTCGGCGAGCTCGTGCGCTCGGCAGGACGCGAAGAAGAAGGCGTTGTTGCGGTTGCCCTCGTGCGCGTCCATGACGTGTTGGACGAGGTCGGCCACGGTCCACATGCGGCCGCCGCCGGGCCGCTGCTGGCGCCGTTCCTGGCTCGGGAACCGATGTCGCGGCGTGGCAGTCGGCGGCTGGCGGCGCTGCTTACGCGGCAGGAGCGCCTCGGGCCATGCCACGGTGGGCTGGAGGTACGTTCCGCTGCCTGACCACTGGTATCGGCCGCCGGACGAGTGCACCGATGGGGCGAGCAGGATGTAGCCGTTGTGCTTGAAGTCGATGCCGGGGCCGCCCAGGCCGGGCAGGTCGAAGTCGGGGGAGCGGTACAGCATGTGCAGGCCGCCGCCACCGGTCAGCTGCATGGTGGTGCCGGGCAGGATGCCTACGCGCTCCTCGAGGGCGCGGTACGACTCGTTGCCGCCGTTGCGCGGGTCGATGTCGATCACGGCCCAGCCGTTGAGCTTGCAGGGGGCGCCGATGTTGGCGTCGGGTTCCTCGCGCCACCAGCGGCGGACGAGGTCGAGGTTGGTGGTGGCCGCGTGGAAGCCGTGGCAGGTGGCCACGCCGCACCGGCATTCCTCGGGACGGTGTTTGACGTACAGGCTGCTCTTGCGGTCGCAGCGCGGGCAGTTGGCATAGGGGGTCTTGTTCCGGCGGACACGGAAGACCTTGATGCCCGCCTCGGCGTAGGCCTCGGCAGCGGCCGGAAGCTTCGGGGGAATACGGAGGCCGACAGACACGACGTGCTCTCTTCTACGAGCTGGATCAATGGCACGCGGGGTGCTGGCCGGGCGCGGTGGGGGACGGGCGCCCGGCCAGCGGTCAGGCGGTACTTCGCTTGGCGCGGGCGATGTCCTCGGCGGCCGCCGTGATGCGTGAGCACCAGTTGCGGGCGGCCGTGAGCACTGTCAGCGGGCTGGGCTGCTGCTCCAGGTCGTGCCGGATGGAGCCGAGGACCATCTCGTGCAGCGCCTTCTCCTCGGCCCGCTGGATGTACAGCTGTTCCTCGTCCGTCGGGCGCTCGCGCTGGAGGGCGTCGAGGTCGACGGGATGCTCGACCGGCCACTGGCCGGGGCGTCGCTCGGTCACGTCTCCTCCTGCGTGCGGTAGATCGGCCAGCCGGGGCCGGGTTGCGGTTCGGGCTTGCCCTGCAGCGCGGCCGGAGTGTGGGCGGGGCAGCGCGGGCCGACGAGGTACGGGCGGACGCCCCCGGCCTCGCGGCAATGCCGGCGCTCGGCGCCGATCCAGTGGCGACACTCGGGCCGCGTCTCCTCCATCACGCCGCCGCCAAGGCCGCGGGCGTGTGGAAGGCGGCACGGATGCGGGCGCGCTGGTCGTCGGTGAGGGCCGGCGCCTGGTCGACGATCCTGCGGACGCGGTCCCAGTAGTCGGCCGGTGCGCCGGGCCGGGCCGGGTGGCCGAGGGTGTCCTCGGCCATCGAGGCCGTCATGCCCGCCCCTCGGTGACGGCACGGATGCGGCGGTCCTCGGCCTCACGGTCGGCGGCAGCGATCTCGGGGTCGCCCTCGAAGTCGGCGATGGCTTCACGCTCGGCGAGCTCGATCACGGCCTCGAAGTCGGCGCAGAAGCTGGCCATCGCGGCGAGAACCTCGCGTGCCTTGGCCGGGGTGAGCGATCCGGTTGTGCGCCCGTAGTCGAGCCAGACCTGCGTGCGGCGGCCGTAGGCCTGCTGCCGGTAACCGATGACCACGACCTTGGCCGCGAGGAACGGGAGAGTCTCGTTCTCGTCCGGGGTGCAGTGGTCGTCGATGTCGCGCAGCTCGGTTTCGACGGGGGCGGTCATCCAGCCGCCGAGACTGTCATCCGGCGTGAGGGTCGACTGTTCAGCGGTGAGCGGACCGTCCTCGTTCAGGAAGGCTGCGACCTGGACGCCGAACTCGGCGAGCTGGGTGCGGACACGGGCCTCGGCGTCAACGAGGCTGATGCGGTCCGGGCTGTAGACGGCCTCGTAGGCGTAGTCGTCCATGTCCGGCGTGGCCCAGAGATCCAAAGGCTGGGCGGTACGGACCGAGCTGGCGCCGATCGCAACGGTGACGCCGGTGCGCTGGTCTTCGGGAGTCGACGGCGCCGTTGCCGTCATGGCACTGTTGCTCAT